AAAAGTAACTGTATTTTGAGATGTATCGCTCTTTATTTTCTTTATGAGACCACCGAATTCATCCTTTAATGTAAAAATTCGACTATTGAATGTTAAATATTCATGAACATCTGATACATCGAACTCTAGTTCAAAATCATCACTTCCACCACATTCAATATCAATCTCACAATGATCCAACACACCGATTTCATGCCCTTCATCATCCGTAATTAGAAACTCCATATTGGCTGGCTCCTTTCCAAATAAATGGTTATATCAAACCCAAAAGTACCGTCCCAATTGAAAGAAACACTTCCATAAGAAATCTTTTTAAAGATGGATGATGTTTTTAAACGTAAATCGAATATATTTTTCTCAAGCCCATTGACCATATGTTTAACAATTGTATTTTCTCTTGAATCTACAACTATATATTCATTACTTTCCAAGGTAGTTAAAACCTGATACGGGCTATCATTAATCAAAACTCTGGGATCTACACACGGACCATAAATGATCATTTTAAAATCTGAATCTGTGAAATGGTCAAGCGTTATTGACTTGGCTCCTACGTCTTCCTGAAAGTATTCATACCTGTAATCGTATGAATATTCCAAATATTGACTTGTAGAAGCCATATTGGTAATTGGCTTAAACTCCAACTTCTTTTCTGTTATCCAAATTGGATTTGGAATCAGCACAGTCATCTCATTGTATAGAAAAGGAGTGGCCTTTCGCCACTCCGATTTAGATGATGCTATCAGCATACATTCTATATATTCTTCGCCTGCATAGAATTTACCTAACGTATTGTTGATCACATCATATTCAATAACTTCATATAGTCGTTCTACTAATGATTCAAAATTTCTTATGCGCTCATCATAGTTCAAACTTAAATTTGGACGTATCCCTATTTTACAATTTCTTGTGGTTACAGATTTGTAAATACGCTTAATTCTGTTTTTGTTAAGCCCTTCAAAATCTGTATGACTCCATTCATAATCAAATAAGTTTCCATCGGAAAATATATATTGATCACCGTTCAATTCAATTTTATCACCCTTCGAATTTAAATAGTAAAGATCCATAACATCATCCTTTCTGGAAACCAAGATCAGCTATAAGTCTAGCTATTTCCCGATTGTTGGAAATAATTCGTATATTCGTTATACCTTCCTGGATTTGTCTTCCCTGCGTCAAAATAGCTTGAATAATATAGTTTCCAAGCTTAACGATTGTACTATCTGATAATGTATTTGTACTAAAACCACTATCCAAATATGACATCGATGTAGGTTGATAATCCTCTAACCCTGACACTGTAGATAAAGATGCATTTAGTACTTCATCCGACATTTTATTCATAGACTGTCTTAACATATCCGTGTTTGCATCCACTCCGACAGCAATACCAGCCGGTAACCATTTACCAACTTTATCCCTCATCAGTCGAGAAGGTGATCCAATACCAAAAAAACCAAGGACGCTGTTAAATGCACTACCTGCTGCATCTAATAGAGCCTGTCCAATTTGTCCTGCAGCACCGACAATTCCGTTAACAATGCCACTGATAATGTCGGCACCGATGCTTAACCAGTCATAACTTAAAAAAGCATTGGCAGCATCTGCAAGCATATCGGGAATCGCTCCTAAGAGCTGTGGAAGACCACTGATCAAACCGGCAGCAACTTGACCAACTAATGCAATACCTTGTTGCAAAAACTGGGGTAAATTAGATGCGAATGTTGCAACTGCAGAAACCACTAAATTCACCAATGAACTAACAATCTGTGGAAGATTGTTCAAAATTCCCTGTGCAATCTGAGCTACTAATTGAATACCACTGTCTAACCATTGTGGCAAGTAGGTCAACAATATCGATATTCCCTGATTCAGCATTTCACTTAATCCATTGATTACCAACGGAAGATTAGTAATGATACCGTTGGCTATATTTGTAATAAGATCCATGCCTTGCTGAAGAAAAATCGGACCATTCGTCATAAAATAATTGGCAATACTTGTAATCAATGTTTGCAAATTTGTCAATAATAATGGACCTGCCACCTGCACTGCGGTAATGATGGCCTGTGGAAGCGCTGACAATATATTTCCTAACGCTGGTAAAAGATTTCCAAACAAGAATGTAGTAGCGGTCGTAGCAAGATTTTGCAAGGGACCTGTGATATCCATACCCAGTGTAAGATTCCCCATGAAATCCAAAGCCGCAGACTTCATCGATTGAAAAGATCCTGACAATGTAGAAGAAGCCTCTTTAGCTGTAGTTCCTGTAATATCAAGATTTTCTTGAATCGCATGAATAGCTGAATAAACATCACTTAAATTGTTAATATCGTACTTAACACCTGTTAATTTTGTGGCATCTTTTAAAAGCCGCTGCATTTCTTGTTTAGTACCGCCATAACCAAGTTTTAAGTTATCCAACATTGTATAGTTCTGCTTTGCAAATCCCTGATACGCATTTTGTACAGATTCCATGTCAGAGCCCATCTTATTGACGTTATCAGACATATCGACCATAGCCATATTGGCAACTTCAGCGGCTTTCCCTGTATCGCCACCAAGACTGGAAATCAAAGATGCCGAGAAACTTGTCACGTTCTGCATATATTCATTGGCTGACATACCAGTTGACTGAAATGCCTGACTGGCATATTGCTTAACGGTATCAGCACTTCCTTTAAAAAGTGTTTCTATTCCACCAATGCTTTGTTGAAGTTCTGCACCTTGATTAATGGTTGCGGATATAGCCTTACCGATTGCTGCAGTTGCAATTACTCCTTTTAATTTTCCAACTAAAGAACTTCCTGCAGACTGTCCTGCGTTACCTGCTTCACCACTGATCTCTTTTTCGATGTTGCCTTTAATGCCTTTGGCGGATGGCATGATTTGTATATACGCTTTTCCTAATTCTGTTGCCATGCTATCCTCCTAAAATCCTTGTTCTTGCAAGCTCAAACTCATCAGAGTTGATGAATCCCTGAACCTCTGATACTTTAGTTTTACCAAGTAAAATATTCAAAATTGACTTTGGCCGGTTTACACCTTTCAAACCGTCTTTGGACTGTGACCAAAGCATCATACTTAACTGATCTACTATCGAGCATAATAAAAAGATGTCCATTGACACCTTTTCATCTCGTAGTTTCATTTTAATTCTCGCATTATCTCTTAGCCCCACAGATAAAGTTGCAAGCAAATTCACCGGAATACTTCTATAATCATAAATGTTATAAGTTTCCGCCAAGTCGCATATTAAAGCTTCTTTGTCTGCAGCGAGCATAGAGGCTAAGGCAACTAGTTTTTTCCTTCTTTTTTAAAGGACATGATTTCAATCAAACTTTGTGTTGCTTCCTGAATCGGTACATTTCCTTTTCCTGTGCGAAGATAATCATACAATTTTTTCTTTTGCTCTTTACCAAGCATCAAATTAGCTACTTTCGTAATAGCCAATGGATTGTTATCTTCTACTTCTGATAACGCATCCACAAGTTCCATATTGTCTAATCGATTGTCGGGGATATCAAACTCAAATCCATTTTTTAAAGTTCCCTTCATTATTCACTTGCTCCTTTGATATATTCATGATGAGAGAATCCTTCTACTTCTAGGGCTTTTAACGTAATTGGATATCCAATCGGCTCATCATCTTTATATACAATTTCACCAACTTCAGAAATACTTGCAGAAGGAATGACAATCCTTTTTAATGTGTCATTTTTCAGAATCATATCTACAACATATGACTTGTCAGGCAGCTGCTTACTACCTGATTTAATAGTAATTCCTGTTGTTAGATCACCAGTTACATTTTCATCACCATACACATTTTTCAACACTTCAATATTAGTAGATTCAATCATTGTATAAGAAAAAGTATCTGGTTTTTCCGTTTGTGTGTTTAAAACTGTCGCACCTCCCCATGCCTTTACGGTATCCGTTTCAGGGGAGTTTTCATTTGTTAATCCGTCTTCACTAATATAGCCTAAAGATTTAAATGCAACATCTAATTCTGATACGGCATCTGTTGGTAATTTCGTTCCAACAGGCGCCACATGAATAGCACCACCAATTTTAGGCTTTCCGGCAGAAACATTTT